AAGCTGCTCGAACGCCTCCAGGCGATCGAGGGTGCGGCCCTCGTAGCCGTCCCACTGGTTGTTCGTGTCCTTCTCGATGTCGAAGCAGAGAAGCGGCACCGTGAAAAGCCGCTGACGCACCGCGCCCGGCAAGGCCTTGAGCTGCCAGGCGTTGACCTCGGGGCCCGTGGTGGTGTCAGCGCCCCGCGTGAAGTCGAGCCGGACCTGGACGTACTCCACTGAGGTATTCGGTGCCGACAGGGCGATATCGGTGATGAACAGGCCTGATCCCTCGGTGATGGAGAAGACGGCAGTCTGCGCCAGGCCAGGGTCGATGATGCTGGCCAGCAGCGTCCCCTTGTAGACCTGCGGGACTCGCACCGTGAGGAACTTGTAGATCTTCGGCTCCATGGTGGAGTACCGGATCCGCCCGGTGTTCATGTAGCCGGTCGGCTCCAGCACTGTGGCCGACTCCAGGTACGACCCCTGCGCCACCTGCCCGATGACCATCCGGTCGGTGGTCCCGAAGTTGGAGACGCCCGTGATCGCACCCGTGAGGTGGGTCTGCAGATCCGTGGCGTACGCGAACCTCAGGCCGGCAGCGTTCCCGGAGTCGTAGATGGGCTGGCCCAGATCGACCCGGCACAGCCCCGAGAAGCCGTCGATGCTGTTGGTGTGGCCGAAGAAGAAGAACCGGTCGTAGGCCGCGATTGCCTTCACGCCGTTGGTGTTGGTGACGATCAGCGGGCCGTAGGTGATGTCCCCGTTGCCGTCGATCTCCCCGACGCGGAACCCACGGTTGGTGCCGATGCCGATGAACGTGCCCAGGTAGCAGTACATCGAGTAGACGATCTCGCCCAGCGGGAGCTGGGCTGCCGTGGAGCCACCGCTGTTCAGGGTAGGCACCGCGCCCGAGGTGTCCAGGGTGAACTTGTAGATCTGGCTCTGGGCCCCGGCGTAGCCGGAGGCGTAGATGGCGTTGGTGCCCTCCGCGAAGGCCGTGAAGACGAAGGCGCTGTTGAGGTGCGTGAACTTCGCTGTCGGCAGGGTGGGCGGAGCGCCACCCACCAGCTCGTAGATCTTGTTGGAGATGCCAGCGACGAGCCTGCCCTTGACCCAGCCGACCACGGTGTTGGCGTTGCCGGTGTTCCAGGCCAGGGCCCCGGCTCCGACGCCCGCACCCTTGTAGATGCCGACGCTGTCAGCGGCGTAGTAGTTGGTGCCGTCGCTGGCCAGCGAGACGATCGTGTTGGCACCGCCCCACGTCACCGCTGTGGTGGCGGAGCCGTCATCCGACTTAAGCAGGTTGCCGAACGCAGCCCAGAACTTGGGCACGCCGGCCACGTCGTAGCCCTGGACGAAGTGGTTGTTGCCGGATACGTCAGCGATGCGTTGGGTGGTGGACCGCAGCAGCGTCATCTTGCCGTTGACCCAGGGATTGACGCCCACCGAGTGGCCGTACTGGATGGTGTGCCGGTTCTGCAGGTTGGCCACGGACACCTGGTCCGGGTCCTGGTACAGGATCCCCTCGCCACCGATGAACGTGGACTGACCACGCAGCCACCAGTTGGCCAGCGACTGCTCGCCCGGCTCCCGGGCGGCATCGAACTGGTCCTTGCGTACCGGCGCAAGGCCACGGGTGTAGGGACGCTGGTCGGAAATGCCTGAGATGAAGGCCTGCCCGCCCATCGCGAAGTCGTAGGCCACCGTCCCGCTGGTGGAGCTGGAGGCGGCGGAGCCGACCGCCCTGCCCAGCGGCAGTGGCAGCCGCGAGACGATGTCCATTAAGCCTCCCGGTACCAGCCCTGCATGGTCCACACGCCGCCGGACGACATGTCAGCGGCGTTGTAGGGCGTGCCGCCACCGATGATCCCTCCCCACAGCGCTCCGCTGTCGGAAGCGTAGGTGCGCAGCTGGATCGGCAGGCCGTTGTAGTCGCCGGGGATCATCTGCCGGGTGGTGTTGGCGCCATTGCCGTCGCGGTAGATGTTGGTGGGCGCCGTGACGGTGATCTGGGTGCTACCGGTACCGGCGGTGCCGACCACCATGTAGTACTCGATGATGATGATCTTGCCGATGCGCATGTACCAGCACACGTTGGTCGGCGTCGTCATGGCGCCGCCACCAGACCAGACGGGCGTGAACAAGGTCCAGGTGTTGGCCTGGTAGGTGGTGAAGGTGCCGTTCTGGTCAATGGCCGTCTTGGTGGCGCCGTTGACCTGGAGGCGCTGGAGGTCAGTGGCCTGACCGGCTGCAGCGTTCAGGGTCTCGACCACCACGCTGGCCGACGGGTTGACCGTCACGGCTCCCGTGGAGCCCACGGAGACGCGTGCCACCGAGCCCGAGTCCTGGATCTCCGCCAGGTTCACCGACTGAGCGGCGAAGCCGCGCGCGATCAGCGGGGTGCTGGCAGCGCCCGAGGTGCCGATGATCGGGTTGGTCAGAGCCTGGCCGCCACCGGCGGCGTTCGAGTGGTTGTGCGTGGCGTTGACGAACGAGGCGATGGTCGGCGTGGTCAGCGTCGGGGATCCGGCGAAGGTACCGCCGGTGACGCTCGGGGTGGTGATGACCGGGGAGCCCGACAGCGTCAGGGCCCCGGAGAAGGTGGGGGTGCCGGTGTAGGTACCGGCGAACGAGCCACCCGAGGCGAACGCGCCGTTGTTGATCGTCGGCGAGGTGAGCGTCTTGCTGGACAGGGTCTGGATGTCGGTGGTGCCGACGATGGTGCCCGCTACGCCGTGCACGCCCAGGGTGGCAGCCTCGTGCGTGCGGAAGTCGGTGGCGTCCTGCGCGTTGTAGATGTGCCGCACCACGGCGCCGGCCGAGTGGGACACCGCAGAGGTGCCGCCGTAGCCGCGGGAGAACGTCAGCGTGTTCGAGGCGTTGGCGGTGACCCGCACCAGCTCCTCGGAGGCGCCGCCGTAGTCGAAGGCCACGATGTACGGGAAGCTGGACGGCCAGCCTGTGGTGGATCCCACCACGGCCGAGGTCACCGCGTTGTTGATCGAGCCGCTCAGGGTCGTGGCGACTGCGATGTTGGTGTAGAAGAAGCTATTCGCCATGATCAGCCACCCTGCCAGAACGCGTAGTTCGGGGTCTCGTCCATGATGCGAGCCCGCTCCTCTTCCTTGCGCTGGCTGAAGAGCGACTGGTAGTACGCAGCGGCCTGCAGCGCCGCCTTCGGGGGCGTCAGCGCTGCGCGCTCGGTTCCCTCAACGGACTGGGACTGGAGCCTGGCCGTCTCGTACGCCGGGATGATCCGGGCGCAGGCTCCCCAGACCACCATGTCCACGACCCGCTCGGTGTAGCCGGTAACCGCGATGTCGTCAGTGGGGTTGACCAGCGGGAGCGGGTCGATCGTGTAGACGACCCGCATCGCCCGGCCCGGGGTGACCCCGTCCAGGAGCTGGATGCTCTTACCGGAGGGGAAGTCGGTGGTGTTTGCCTTGGGGTTGTAGCGCCAGCGGGGCGCCGGCTGCCACACCTTCGTCGGGCCTACCAGCTGGTCAACCACGTACCAGACCCCGTTGGCGGCGGCCGGCAGGGCGTACTCGAACACCGGGGCCAGGTTGGTGATCTCGGTGACGGCCAGGATCGGGAGGTCTGGGCTGAGCATCCGGATCACGTCGTTGATCGCCTCGACGGTGCGGATACGTGGGATGAGCGGGGATTGCGTGACCAGCTTGTTGGTCACATGGGCTGCTGCGGTCGTGCCCTGCTGGCCGCGACCGTTGACGCCACCCATGACCGAGACGATGTTGGTGGCCCGATCGACAGACTTGATCAGGATCAGCTCGTCATCGATCTCCACCAGCCCTCGGCTGACGTTGTTGACCGTGGCTGCCTCGACGGTGAACGTCGTGTCGGTGGCACCTATGTCAGCGGCGAGAGCCGACACCTGCTGCTGGTTCTGGGTGTACCCCATGACCTGCTGCCGGATCCGCTGCTGGAGTCCCTCCAGGGTCGTCATCTCGCCTCCCTCAGTACCACTGGTTGATGCCGTACTGGAACGTGACCGACGGCGTCGTACCGGCGATCGTCCACCCCAGCAGTATGTTCCCGGTCGGAGGGAAGATCATCGAAGTACAGCCCACCTCCATGACGGAGGCGGCTGTCGGGGTGCCGATGACGTTGGAGCCGGCCGTGGGGCCGAGGCAGATGCGCAGCTGCGTACCGGCGATCGGCGCGGCAGCTGCGATGCGGGGGAAGCAGTCCATCATGATGCCGTTGGCATCGGAGGCCTGGACGAACCAGATGATGGTCGGGGTGGTACCCGCGACCGCCGTGATGTTGATGGTGACCTCGACCATCGTGGGGGTGCCGGTCAGCGCGATGTTGCCTGTGGTGCCGCTGGTTGTGCGGGCCGAGCTGGC